TTATAAATGCTAGAACAGAATCAACAACCGGTGGAGCCGGAAGAGGCGGCACCGACATTTCTGGGAGACCTGGCGGAACTGTGGGAGAATTTGCAGAGTCAGGGCCTGTCGGTGGAGGAGATAAAGGCGACGGTGGTACAGGTGTGCAAGCAGAAGCTGGACCCGAACCTCCAAATATCTACACCACCGTCCTCTCCAGTGATGCCGTAAAACAGATTGCTAAAAAGGCGGGGGATGTGTTGAAGGTTCTGGGGATACCGGAGAATCCGCTGTTGCCTCCGCACGAACAGATTATGCGAACTTTGAAGGATCATCCGGATAAGGCTACGCCGGAGGCGATCGGCGCGGCTATGCGCCAGCTTGGTTTGGATGGGAAGGATCTGCTTGAGGCGGTCGATGAAGCATCGAAGCATGCAGGGCAGTTGCTACGGAACTTGCAGGATGCGAATGCGAAGTGGGATCGGGCGATTAAGGAAGATCCGAAGTGGGCTATTGAGATGGCTAAAACAGGAGCTCATGTTTTTGGATTGGGACCTAGTCCTAAGGAGACATTGAAAAAGGGCTTGGCTGAATTGGAAGCCAGTGAACTCGGTAGAACTTGGAGTCAGCGAGGGGGTGATCTTTATCGCAAACAAATCCTTTCTCTATTCAAGATTGCTGCCACTAACTTTGTCTCGACTATACCTAGATTGCCCCTAGATTTGATAGATGCAATGCTAACCGGTGCAGCTCGAGCTTACTTGGATCCACAAAAATACGTAGGCAAATCTCAAGCTACCATAGCAGAAGCTGCTCGAGAGGGAGCAATTGCTGGGGCTCAGGCAACCATGGAAGTTGCAATGGCGTTTCCGGATATGGCCAAGCGTCTGCTGCGCCAAGCATCGTCACAAGTAGCTCGAATGTCTCCAGAATTGGCCAAAAAATTTCCGGAAGTCAACACTCCTACTATCGATAAACACGACTTCATCATATCTAAAATGATGAACTTGCATCCAGAATTGCACACAAAGTTAACCGGACTATCTACAGGAATAGACATCCTAGAGGAAAGTAAGGCTAAGATTGAAGATCTTAAATCGTTGCTGCCTTATCTGAAGGATTCAGAAAAACAGAAAGAATATGGAGCACGTCTAGATCTCTTACAAAAGCGTTATGATGCCAACCATTCGGCTTTAGGTAAAGCCTTTAATGAAACCAGCTGGGTATATGACCAATTCTTAAAGCCAAACCAATGGCAAGAATTTTTCTTGCGGCGTCCTTATTTTGTCGGACGACTGGCTACTCGGGCCATAGATGCTGGCTATGATCTTTATGAATTAGTTGAAAATACCAAAAGGCTTGAAGAGTTTAGCAAAGATCCGAGTTCATATGATATTAATGAACTGCTAAGTCTCAAGACGTTGGCCGATCTGCCACCAGATGTTTGGGAAAAAGCGGCAGATGATGCCCTTACATTTACCTATGCATATAATCCCAAAGAGAACAACGGTCGCATAGAAAAACTTGCCCATGATTATATTGAATTTAATAAATCAATGGGTTTGGTCATGGCTGTGTTGGATGCCTTTCCAAAACCCCTTTACAATGGGCTAAAATTTGCATACGAATATACTCCACTGGCTATGATTAAACCGGGGATGAACATTCGAAAAGATTATAAAGAGAGTGGCCCCTCTGCCGTTAAGATGGATGACATAAGCAGAATGGTTAAGGGTAGCTTGGGTGTAGCCATGTTTGCCACCGCCCTTTACATTCGTAAAGAGTATGGTGGAGAGGAGTGGTATCAGATCAAGACCGGCAAGAAGGATAAGAAGGGCCAGCCAATTTATTTTAGTGCTAGAAAATTATTGCCATTTGCTGGCATGTTATATGTTGCGGATGTTGCATTGCGTGCAAGTGAGGGTAGACTTGGCGAAACCAAATCACATTTAGATACAGCTTCCGAGCTTTATTTGAATGCTCGACGAACTGATAATGCAGGTGCGGTCTTTTTTGACTCATTCAAAGAGCTAACCGAAATGATGGATAGCGGAACGCCGATGAGTGAAAAAACTAAACAAGCAGCATTACGTCCAGTTGGCAACATTCTTGGGGTGCCCCTTACCCCACTCGTCAACCTCCGCGATATGGTGGCTCAGTTTGATAAGGATGAGGCGGCGAGGCGCGATCAGAAAGGATCCCCAATCCTGGGTCCTGCCATCGACCAGATCCCGTGGTTGCGATCCAGCGAGAAGTATGGGTTGCCACTGTTTCAGCCGCCAACTGAGCAGGCTCCGCGCGCCTCTTCCGAAGAACCGGCTGCCACTTTGATTGGCGTCAAGCTCGACCCAGGCAGTAACTTTGCTACCCGTGAGTTCGCTCGGCTGGGGCTCAGCCCCATTCGCTGGCTCAAACCAGATCCGGATCCGGCTATCAACCGCGCCCAGTATGCTGCCTACTCCAAAAAGCTGGCAGCCATCGCGCCCAAGATCGAGGCCAGTCCTCTTTATCAAAGCAAGACAGATGCTCAGAAGGCTGCGTTCTGGGAGGCCAAACTGGGCGGGCCTGATGGCATCGCGGCAGAAGCACGTGAGCTAGGTAAGCAAGCCAACCCCAAAGAAATTAACAAGCGAGAAATCCTCCAGTCTCAGCCTCCTCTAATGCGCAAGGCAACCGGACTTGACAAGAAAGTTAATACAATAAAGAATGCCTCCGATAAATAGATGCCCGATTTTATTGGAGGTTAAATGACAGACGTTGAATTGTTTGAGAAGTTTTTGCTTTGGCATAACGAGCGGCTGGTGGATGAGCTGGTGAATGGCGGGAGGGTAGCAAGCAAACCGGATTTCAGTCGGGCCGCAGGCGTAGCTCCGGCTGTGATTCATTCAGCAAAGTTTCGGGAGTGGGCTTCGAAAGCCTCCCCTTCCAGTATCTACCGAGTCATCGTGACTCCAGATGCCCAGCTACCTTATGAAGACAAGGAAGCTTGCAATGCTGTTGAGCAGTATGTTGAAGATAACCGCTTTGACGAGTGGGTGGATCTTGGGGATTTCCTTGATCTGGACTTCTTGAGTCGGCATAATAAAGGGAAGGCCAGGTTGAATGCCGGGAAGATGCTCAAGGAGCATTATGAGTATGGGAGAGAGGTGCTGGATCGTAGGCTCGCTGCCCTGCGAAAAAACAATCGCAAGGCCTCGATGACCCTGATTGAAGGAAATCATGACTACCGGGTTGAGGCGTTGCTGGATGAGCAACCGGAGTTTGAAGGGTTGATTGAGGTGGCGGAAGGGCTAGGGCTAGCACAACGAAAGATCCAGTGGATCCGTAGCTGGCGGGATGGCACCATCTACAAGATAGGCAAAGCCGCATTCACTCATGGTCTTTACACTTCGACCTATCACGCCCGCAAGATGGTTGAAAACTATTGCTGCAATATCTTCTATGGCCACGTTCATGATGTCCAGCAATTCTCGAAAGTAATGCACGGGCATGATGAAGTGGTGGTTGGGCAGGCGATGGGTTGCCTCTGTCGGCTGGATCAGGCCTACATCAAACAGAATCCAAAGAACTGGCAACTGGCGTTTGGGGACTTCTTCTTCCGCCCCGACGGGATGTTCACCTACTACATCCCCCGTATCTTTGATGGCCAGTTCACAGCGCCGAGCGGCAAGACTTACAAGGGGAGGGTGAGATGAGCAAGTTTACTTATGACTCAAGTATTCCGCCTTCAGTGAAGAAGGAAATTGCGAAGGCGTTAAAGCCGTTCGAGTGGCTGGTTCCAGATTGGTGTCAGGAAGTTTTTGTTTTGTGGAACGGGCAAGGAGGAGATGATGGAACCGTCATTTCTAGTGCTGTTATGTACGAATATCGGCGAGTAATTTTGACATTCTATCCACTATTTTTAAATGAAGAAGGAAGTAAGACTGAACACGTCATTCACGATCTGCTGCATACTTTCATAAGCGTCATTAGTGATTACGCTCACCGAACTATCGAACAGTTGGTGCCTAAAGAAGAAGCCCCTAAATTTCGGGAAGCTTTGCTTGAGGAGCTGCGGATGCGAGATGAAAGCTGCGTCCAGGACTTAGCCCACTGCATAACCCGACACTTGACGGCTTGACCGGCTTGTGCTAACATTCACAATCTTATGACCTTGTTTCAAACTATCAGAGCCTTTCTGAAATCCATATCAACCGCCACCCATTTGGCGTGGCTTTCCCTTTGGAGTGAACCTATGGCTACGAAATTTTTCGATACCTTGCAACCCTACCTGGCTGGCTTGGGTGGCCCGCTGGTTGTGATTGATGATAATGATACCGGTACGGATGACATCGTTGGTAACCTGCTGCTGTTCAGTGCCGATGTGATCGGCGCGGTGCGAGCGAATGAAGATTTGCCCCCGTTTCCGGATGTGATTGCCGGAGTTGTGGCTGGCAAAATCAATGGAGCCACCCGCACCGCGATCATTCTGGCGAGCGCCGCATTGGGCGTTGCTGAGATTCAATTGAGTGTTACTCATCCGAAGGCCAGCAAGGCACTGAAATATGTCAATCAGGTCTTACGTGCGATTAGTTCTGGCAAACCGGTTCCAGTCGCGCCTTCTTTCTAGTCATCAAGCCAACTCAAATCAGGGGGCCTATAATTAGGCCCCTTGAGAATCTTTCCGTCTTCTCTGTATAAGGGTTTGCCGTCATCACCAACCTTGGTCATATTTGACTTATGGACTTCTTCAAGAACATCATCTAAGTCAAACCCATAAGCAATGGCAGTTCCATAAGCTACATAAACTAAATCAGCTAATTCTTTAGCGATCTGTTTTATATCTCCTTTGAGTAGGGCCTCTTGCACTTCGTTATGCTCTTCTGCCAATAAAACAGCCCGCACATTGCGCACATTGGTATCGTCCGGAACAAAGGCCTGATGAAATTCTTTCAACATTTGCATGGGTTTCATTTAATCTCCTTGGCTTTATCAATAGCTCGCTGCAAATAAAAACAGGCTTTCTCCAGGTCTTGAAGACGGTTTCCTTTGTGGCCCGCCCGAGCAATGTACTTTCCCACCTGCCATAGCAAAGGATCAGTCGGAAACCAATCCTCCAGCACATCAATGACTTCGAACTTGCCGAAGGTGTAATGCGGGGGGTGATTTACCACATCTACTCGCGTCTTACGAATCGCTTCCCACGCTCGATCCAATTCCTCAGGATCTGAGTCATCCCCCCGAAATCCATCCGGCACATACATATCCATAACTTTACTCCTATTTGTCGACAATGATAAATTTGTGCAATCCGCACTTGACACATCGCATTAAGAGGCGGGCCCAGCCATCTCCAACTGCATCCGTCCTAACATAAACCCAATGATGTTTGCATTCAGCCATAGTTCCTCCTATCCCCGCATAGCCATTGCCAGCAAGGCCAATAAAATAACGCCAACCAAAAAGGCTGCCGCTATGTCAAAAGGACAGCCTCCACGATGGAAGCCGTGACATTTTCTACACCAGGATGCCATTAGTGAACCTCCTCCATGTTTGACCAATCGGATCCGACCATTGCCTCAGCGCCACAAGTGAAGCCAGCAGGTGCTACCTTCAGATCTGCCATCTGCAAAACCGGCGCTTCCATCAACGCCTTGATATTGTGAACGCATTCGTCCACTAGGTTTGTAGGGCAGTGGAATAGAACGGCGTCGTGAATTACGTTGATGAGACCGTAGCGATCGAGCCAGCCTTGCGAGTTGGCTTGAAGCAACTTGTCTCGCAGCATAAAGTGGGCGTTGCTACTAGGCAGGTAGGCGGTTGCTTTCTCCGCATCTCGGCCGGTCGACTTAACCCACTGCCCGTCTCGCCGAGCCCACTTCGTCACCTCCCAAAACCAACGACAAGCTCCCCAGCTGTTGATAAGGCGACCATCTTTGTCAGCCTTTTCGCAGATAGCGTCCTGCCACTTGAAGACATTCGGGAACAGTTCGTGAAGCAGGCTGATAAGTTTGCCGGCCTCCGCCTCATTCTCATAACTGTCCCGATTTTCATAGTAAAGACGACGCTTGCCCATCTTGAAGCCTATGCCCAAGATGGCTGGCTTGGCTTTGAAGTTGCGAACGTTCTTGTGTTTGCTTTTTATTTCCTCGAGCAACTGCTTCAAGTCACCGTCACTCAGGGTCAAAGCTGTCTCGATCCCCGGATACTTAATCATATGTCCCGCCACAAACGAGTGAATGTCCATCGCAGCGAGCTTCATATAAGCTGCGTCCTGGGCTGCCAATCCGAGCGTGCGGGCGTGATACGCGGTGTAGTCAAGTTCGACCAGTTTGTGTCCCGGCTCAGCCACAATGCACTGGCGAAACTTGTTAGCCAGTTCGGCACGGCGCTTTGGTGTTGTGAGTACGTTTGGTGACTTGGCACTCAACTGACCCGTGGCAGGGCCGTAACTAAACGTAGCTCGCAGTCGCCCATCTGGACCTGGATACCAGCCCCCCTCCACTGAGCCATCTTCCCGCAACTTACCAGCATAGGCATTGCCCATTTTGCTGTAGGCTCGGATGCTGCGCACAAGGGAGAGGACTGGATCTTTGGTTTTGACTTCCAACCTTTCGAGCTCCTTGTCCGAAGTAGTGTCCTTCTGATCCTTGAATCGCTTCGGGACAGGGTAGCCTTTGGCGCGGATGAATTGTAGGATCTGGTCGGAAGAGCGGGGATTGAAGTCCAAGGTTTTGTAGAGCTGGTCGCCGTCCCACTGGTAGCCCAGCTCTTCACTGATTATGGAACGGTGGGGCTCAGGTAAGTCACCCGGCTTGACCACCAACGACAAGGCTTTCTTTGTTACCTTCTTTCCTTCAGCTTCCAAACAAGATTTTATCTGTGCAATCTCACTCTGCTTGTACTCTTCTACAAAGGGCTTCGTGTCCGCAGGCCAACTCTTCCAAACCTTCCGTCCCTTTAGCTCTGTCGGAATCATTGGCTGGAGTTCGCTGTCCATTCGGGTGACTTCCTCAGTCAGCCAAGTTCGCAGTTCCTCAAGCTTCTCCCGACTGACAGGAATTCCTCGGCGCTCCATTGCAGAAAGGACAGGGCGAAATTGACGGACGTAGCGTTCATATCCGTCCCAAAGACCGAGCCTTTTAAGAGCCGTAGGCAACCCGAGCATAATTCTCTGGACTGCATCCACGTCAGCAGCTCCGTAGAAGTCCAGGTCTGCTCCAGAGAGATGCTTCCACGGGAATGGCATCCCATAGAGTGAAGACACACCTTGCAAATGAGCAGGGAGGTCTGGCTGCAAATGGTGCCACATCCACAGCGTGTCGTGTGTTCCATCTTTCACCTCTATTCCGTGATTGCGGAGGATCGGTTCGTCAAAAAGCCAGCTGTTGTGCCCCGCGAGTGGATTGGGCAACGACATGATTCGTTGGACCCAATCTCTGCACTCGTCGGACCAGTCGCAACTGACGCCTGTGCCGGGGTGGAGGGAGAACTGGACAGTTCGGATTCCAGCTCGCTCAATGCTGAGCGCATCGCGGCTAAGGCTTCTTGATTGGTCAAGTTGTACACTGCCCGAGTCACTATCACTTCCCCCTTCAAGGCGTTCTTCAGAATCGTCTTCCGAATCTCTACTAAACTCAATCGACTCATCCTCATCCTCCCCCCAAGACGTTGCCGTCTCGAGATCGAAAGCTACCAAAAGATTCGGATCAGCCACGGCCTCAGCATAGAGCTCTCGTAGCGCATCCAAACCCACGCGATAATTTGTAACAGTCTTCGGATCAAAACAAACTTTCCGGGCACCAACTGCCGCCTGCAAAGCGACACCTATGTCGTTCATCAGTAGGCCCAGGAGTTTCATCTGCCCCTGGGCCAGTTGAGTTGGGTCGAAGGTCGGTATGACGGGCAGGCCGGAGAAACCTTGCAGCAAGTAGCCTCGGGTGTACTTAACAGATCGCTTGCCACCGAACCAGCCGGTCAGGGCTTCTTGGGCTTGATCGCTGAGTGCAACGATGGCTCTGGTGCCCGCAGGAATGTCATGCGGTTGACAAATAGCGAACTGCTCGGTCGACCAGCCCGCCCGTCGGATTGCCTTCGTCAAGATTGCCTTGCCTGCCGATGTGAGAGAGGGGTGGCACAGCGCCACCCCCGATCGTCCTTGCCATTCAGCCATAGCCTCTCCTACCTAATTGGTGAAGTCTTTTGTCTTTAGTTTTAGAATCACCCGGTTGCCTTTCTTATCAAATAAAGTTTCAATTGGACGAGCTACAATTCCTTCCGCTATAACGTCTTGATTAGATTCTTCCTTGGCAACCACGGAAGGAACACCTACTTTAACCCGTTCTATAATTTCATCAAACGTCCAACTGCCTAGATAAGGCGCTGTCTTAATGCCAAGCACCTCGGCCACCTGTTCAACAGCTTTCCAATCCAACCACCATTTATCTGCAACTAGGACATCAAATAGTCGGAAGGCTTTATCGTTGCGATAACAGCCACCTTTCTGGATTCCTGCACCATAACCTTCGCCATACAGCACAACCTTTTCCCACCCAGCACCTTTCAAATCCATCATATCTTGAACCGCCTGTACCGGGAAGGTGTCTACCATATAGCGAAACAAATCTCCAGGAATGGACGCTCGATCAGTCCGGCCATCGATCTTGATCTTATCCTCTCCCTCGATCAAGGTGACCCTCATGTTAGTACCGTCAATCTTTTCGGTCACTTCCCATTGCTTAAACATTGCAAATACTGGTTTTTTCAATTGGCTTGGGTCAACTCGAAAATTTTCATCTCGACCAAACAGTGTTTCAATCTTTGGATATTCCATCACATCTCCTATTTAGTTTTCGTTTTAACCCCTTGCTTGGCAGCGTGTGCTGCCTTTCTGGCTTCAGCCCGCTTAGTCGTCCGGGCCTCCTTCGCCTTCTTCGTTGATTTCGCTCCCCGTGGCATCGGTTTCCTCCTTTCCAGTAAAGAATAGCATTCTCATTTCAAGAATGGTGCTATAGTTGGACATCGCTGCAAGCTGCGCACGAAGCAAGCTCTGATCTATTTCAGATAACTTACTGAAGCTGTCTTCATAGACAAAATTCACCAGCTTCAGAATCTTTTCACTCAGCGCATCATGCTCCTCAATCACTCGTTGTTGCCAATCTAACATATGATCTCCAGAGAAGGGCCCCTTGCGAGGCCCCCTAATTGTTGTGGGCCGGGCTTGATACCGGCTCCTAAGGCTAATGGTTTATCAGACCAACCGGCTCACCTTTCGGGCTTTTACCGCGTGTCCTTCCACGCCGCCACAACAAATCTTATTTACCCACAACGTAACGAACTTCCGCTCGCACGCTCTTTTCCTCTCCACTGATTGGGTCGATGTAAAGGTGAGGATTTTTACGGGCATAATCCAAACCCGCATTCAGATCATCATCCGACCAGCCTTCGGTCGCAGCCTGCTGCTGAACAGCGGCAATGGCAGCCGCTGCAATCTTGGCTTGGCCTTTGATTTCGTTGTAGACTTTGTAGCCGTCCGCGCCGATCTGCTGCTCACCCGTTTCAGGGTTGATGGCGGGCGCCGACTTAACCCACTGAGTTTTGGCGGAGAAGATTGTGCCTTCGTCACCGGAGAAGGTGTCATAGACGTGTTGGATGAAGGCGTTGACGTTGGTGGTGGTCACAGGCCGACCAGCCAACCGACACAGGTTAGCGAGGGCGCTGGTGTGCTGGCCTTCGAAGACCTGGCTTGTCGGATAATAATCCTTCAAGTAAGCACCCAGTTCTCCATCTTCTTTAACAGCACGAACACGGAAGGTGGCAACGATCTTGCCCTTACTGAAACGAACAGCAGGCTTGGACTCGGTATCTTCCCCAAGGAAGAGGGCCACCTTATTCACCCCATCAGCAGGCGGTTGCGGAATCCCGCCACCAAGTTCACCTTCCGGGTTGTAATCTTCAGGAACTTCCAGCGTCAAATTCGGATCATTCATATCGAACATTATTTTAACCTCGTTGTTTTGTTGTTAGTGTTTGCCCCGAAGGGCGTTGCGAAAAATTGGCGCGGCGTGCCTCATTGATGAGACTAAATCCTTGCTCGCAAGCTTGGAACCGCCGCAGATTGGTGACTGCGGGCCGGGCTTGATACCGACTATCGCCATCATTCCAGGCCAGTAGAGCGTTACTTTCACTGACGGTCAACTCAGATAATTATAACGATACCTGCGTGTCCAATCCACGCCGCCGCAATCATAACTTATTCATCCCCCTCAGCCTCAGCTCTCGCCAATTTCATCAACTCCATATACATATAGAGTTGATCCTTGGCAATTACCGGACGGAACGGTTCCATCTCATCCTCGGTCGGGATCTCCATCGGATCCAAATTCGGATACTTGGCTGGCTCTTTCAAGTAACGATAGACCTCAGCCATCGTAGCCTTCGGAAGCTTGAGCGGCAACCGCTTGGTCACCATCTGTTGGCCATCCTTAAATTCATACTTGGCCAGTTGCTCTTTCAACACAAGAGCAGAAGGCGCCCCGCAGAATTGAGGATAACCTGGCAGCATCAAAACTGTCAAGACTGACATCTTGTGGACATCGCCTTGACCCTTGACTTCGAATTTGTTAAGGACCGGACCGGACGATCCCCACTTCTGTTTGACCTCGGCGGTTGCTCCGATGACCTGGATGCCTTTCAAGCGAGCCTGATTGGCAATGGCCTGCAACAGCTTGCCGACGCCCGGCCAAGCCCCACCCATCCGGCCGGTCGCTGCGTTCTCTGCCCTCACACCGTAAGCAATAGGATTGGCTTCGACCTTGGCTACAAGACCGTCTTGCAGGATGGAGAGACCGTCGAGGATCAGGGTTGTGAACCGACCTGATGGGATGACTTCCATAATCTGCTTGACTCGATCGAAGACGAGCGTGGCCGGAGCTCCGAAGCCAGCCAAAGTCATTGCATCTTGGATAGGTGCGAAATAGTTTTCGATTCCCAGCTGCGCCGCGATCGATTCGCCCTTGCTTTCGAAGTCAAGCATCAGGATGTTTTGCGGAGCATCGATGCCGGTGACGAAGCTGGTTTTGCCTGTGCCATAGAAACCGGCAGCCAATATCCAATGCTTCACATCGGGTGGAATGATCGACTCAACCCGCTCGCCCTTGAACTCGACAGGCGAGAAGGTTGGGCGGGCTGGAGCTGCCGCGGCTGGCCCGGCTGCTGGCTTAGCTGCTGGTGTCGGTGCTGGCATTTTCTTCCTCCACTTTTAGTCTTTTAATTAGAAATGCTTTTGCAACTTCTAACAAGCCAATAGATTCCCAATCCATCATACTCCCGCTATCAATCGTGAATTCTCGCGTTTCCATATTTGATTCGACTATTACTCTCTTAATCATCACTCCCCTCCACTGGATGGACAAGAACTGAGTCCACTCCAACTGAATCGGCCCGTCCTCCAGCTCGACATTCCGCAATGTCCATTGCCAAAACCTCGGCCTCATCTTGCGACTCAGCTTCCACTTCAAAGCTATGAACAACCGTCAGATAAACGGTGGCGTTGTATTTCATTTTCCCTTCCTTTCTCTCATTACATCAATCAAGGCCAGCACAATTCCGCCAGCCACAGTCAGGAAGCCAATGCCTCCCAAGCTATACAGTATCGCTCCCATCATCCTCCCCAAATTCCGCAGGATGATTGCTCTCCTGCCTCAGACGTTTGTAACCTGAAGCGATTTGATCTTCGATCGTTTCGCCTCGCCAGCATACACCATAGAAGGTGCATTTGCGATTGTAGACGTGGCAACCGGTCTCGTCTTGAGTGGCGATGCGGTTGCCCTGCAAAATGGAAATCCAGTCACCTTCCTGTTGGACTGCCTTCTGGCGCCAACGTTCGGCATATACAGGGTTAAAAGGACGTGGATCGGGTTCGATCACCGCCTCGCCAAGCCAGTCTCTATTAGCTTCAGGCTGGATCGTGCCTCCGTCCAGCAACTCAAGCCAATCCGTCATATCAAAAGACTTCCAGATGTCCGTTCGTTCCCAACCTTTGCCGAGCCGTTTCTCCTCGCCAGCTTCGTTGAACCACTTATAAGTGGCACGATACTGTGGCTCACCCACTCCCGACCATTGGCAATAAGGCCGGACAAGCGGAGAGGTGTAACGCTTGGCACCGGTCTCTGCGTCGAGCGACTTGTCGCCTTTGAGAAAGTAGGTGTAGAAAGTGCCACCCGGCTCTTCGCCATACTTGGCTTGCACTGCCAGCCCTTCGGTCAGGGATTGGACATCACACTCCAGTCGCTCGACGTAGCCGGAATCAAATCGCTTGGCGGTTTTCCAGCTGACGGTCCAAAGTTTGCCGTCCTCGCGAGAGCGAAGGATAGCGTCGGGGCGAGACATCATTACAATGTTCTGTGTCCAACCTTGTCCGTCTTGCAAGAGCCAACAAATCTCCGGCTCCACTTCAACCACCTCGAACCTCTCCAACAAGGTGGCCAACCGGCGCCGACCGAAAGTCCACACCAAAGCCTGGGCAAGACAAGCTTGTTCCTCTGCAAGCAAAGCAGCCACATCAGGAGGAGGAGCGAAGGGAGAATTGGATTGCATCTCCAGCCCCAACCTGAAAGCCTTAATCATAGATTGGTAGGCAACATCGGATGCTTCCCATACCAAATCACATTTGCGCCAATCTATATGCGATGCAACCTCTAATAGGTACTCCAACCCTTCATGCACAGCAGTGCCAAGCGCCAAGTCTTCACTCAACAATGTCGTCTCAACCCCCCGACCTTGCCAATGGTAAGCGAACTCTCGCTTCTTCGGGCAAGTCTGGCCGAGCAACATTTGAGAGCGGGAAAATAGATGACAGCTGGAACGAGGCAGTTCGATCGGAGCTGCGTCCAAGCGATAGACTGTTAATGTGTCTGACATTAATCCTCCCAATCAGGGTCGGAGGTATCTATTTCGATACCTAATGAACTGTAAGTTACATAAGAAGAAGTAACATTCCAAATAAAATCCATAGGACCGTCTTCCTCTCGAAGCAACTTAATAGCATTCCGTACCGCATCTTCCGGATCATCCCCTTTGACTTCCCAATTCAAGATATGCAGATTATAAACAGGCATCATTCTCCTCCCACCATAACAAGAATAAACATAATGAATGCCGTAAAACACAGCACCCCGATCAATCGCGCAAAACTATTGTTCACTTTCTTCCTCCTTTTGAATCCAGTTTTCAATTCCCCACATCATAGCTTGCTGCACCCAGCGTAGCTCCTCTTCGCTGCCAACCAACACTTCGATCTTGATACCCGGCAGGCGGACGTAATTCCGATCCCCAGGCATATAAACGGTAGGCTCCCACCGGATCATTGCCTGCTCCGGATGTGTGCCGAGAGCTTCCCGCTCTACCGCTGCCCGTATGCGGGCTTGTCTACGGCTTTGCTGGCGGGCTTCGCGGATTTGTCTTGTGCTACGTCTGGCCATCTGTCTCCTACTTAAGCAATGATTCGACTTGCCATTTCTTGAGCCACTCAAGCACCTTCGCCAGGGTTAATTCACCTGCCAAGTATTGCTGCCACTTAGCCTCCAACTCTTGCTCTGAAGCTTTGGGGATATCGAAGATGAGAGTTATTGTTTTAGTTTTTGTCTGTCCCTTTGGCATTTCTATTCTCCGTCCAGGTTCTTTCTTTTACTACGTAGTCATTTAAGTCATAACCAAAATAGCTAGAAGAATATATACTCGTAGTTTCATCCACCAACACAGCATCTCTCTGCATCTCCTCCAACATCCCCATCACTCCAAGCAAACGTTGCTGCTTAACACAGCCCATCAATCGCTCATACAGATCATCCGATATTACTCTTGGCACGCCGCATCTCCTTTCGCTCAGCTTTCAACCGAGCTATCGTTTCCGCACTAATCAATGACCGCTTCCTACCTTTAAGTGGCCGCTTTGGTTTTTTCTCGTAAAGCCAGAGTCGTTGCGACTCTCGGCGAGAAGTCTCTACCAAGTAAGTAGGCAATTCCCATTCCAGCTTATACCACTGAAAGAAACTAGCTATAGCCCGCGCCGCCGTGACGCGAGGCATATTGCGAAGCTTTCGGCGTTGCCATTCCTCTTCCACGATTTCATCGAAGGCTTCTAACAAAGAAATCCCACGATACTCAAACGGCTCCCGGCCCTGCCATACCCGACCGTGATGGGGCAACTCTCGAGGATCCCACGGAGCGAACTTCTTTTCGACAACCGGGCCAATCTTTTCACCCGCCCCATTAGGAACTGGCATATGCATCCACACGTCCAGATAGTTTCGCATAGTCTTGAGCTTGTTGGCAAGCTCGTTGCGGATGCTGTCAGTTTGGCCAGCTCGTAGCGTCTCGGCTCTGCCCCACAGCCAGACGCCGGACTTTGTGAAACCGGGCACAATCAGTGCCCGCCCCCGCAATTGCGGGACAACCCACAACCTCGGTGCCCAGCCCCACACTTTGCCCTCCGCCCACACCGTGGTCGAATGAATGGCATCGCCATCCTCTCGCCAGTTGCGGGCAGCAAAGCCGGAGTTGCGAACGCAAAGCTTGGCTGCCTCAAAACATTCCTGTTGCCAATCTTCAATCATTGCTGCCTCACATAAACTCGAAGGGCCACACGCAAACGCGCATCGTCCAGCTCCCAACCCCAAGCTTCTCCGCTAAGTGGAATCCACAATGATCCCGGAAATTCCATAGCCGTCATTGGAAAGCCCTCAGCTTCGTCGGTGCGAGCAGGAGGTGGAACAGAGTAAGCCAACAAGATGTCCTCACCGCCCGCTGCCACAATCCGAATCACCCGAACCCGACCCCGCACCCCACGATTGGTTCCCAATGATTGGCCTGACCAGACTCCCAGCTGCAAAATCAGCCCTTCATCCCTGCCACCGAAGACCCGGCCATCTGGCGTGAGCAACCATTCAACGTCTCGGGTTGGGGGTTGGGCTTGTGCCAGTGCACTGTCGATGGCAAAAGTGAGAACCCAGATCAGCAAGAGAGCCAGCAGATAAGCTGCCAACTTCAACCCCGCCACTTGTCGCTTTGTCATCCTAACCTCCTCGAACAGCGGTGTCCGATCTTTTTGTTATAACGTTGTCCGCACCGGTGGCACGTCGTCCAATTGTCTGCCATTGGCTTCCTCCCTAACCATCATCAAAACAGCTTCACACTCATAATTCCCTCGCTCCGCCATCAGCTCCACAAACTCTCTCGCCGCGAGGTCACTTGCAAATATATCATTCGGGCCGACCGGCTGTCCAGTGGCATCGAGAATAGAAGGAAGGCGCCGGATGTGATGGCGCCCTTCTTCTTCGATTACGTTCCAGGCTATGCCCCTGAGGATTAGCTTACCCGTCATAATGCCCTCCCCAAATCTTACCTGCCAACTCCACCTCTCGACCTTCCCACAGCACATCCTCTTCGTAACTGCCCGCGACGATGGGCGCTGCCGACTTTGAAAAATAATCCCACAGATACTCTGCACAATCAGGACAATACATAATATCCTCATACTCAATTAGCTTACTTGATGGGCTCCAATCTTTACACTCCGAACATTCTTGCCAGGTCTCTACATCCTTGTAATCCCACTCCACATCGGAATAGAAATGGCCATAGTCATTTTCCACGTCGCCCTGCCGCAACCGACGACGATCTTTAACGGTTACCCCTTCGGACTGGGCACCAGTCCGCCACGGCGAAACCGGTGGAGGCAACAATTTTGAAATAACCTTCGATCCAGTGCCAAAGACTGCCTGCTTTGGGCCGCTGACAATGACGGGGGTGATGCCGAAGTGGCAGGTCGGAGTGGTTGTAACTGTCTCATAAAAAGCTTCTTGATCTTCCCGTATGACTGTAGCCTTGCAACAATCGCCCAACCCTTTCATCTCTGTATCTCGCTCGAACTCATCCGACGGCAAATAAAACGGCCAATCTTCCACCCCCTCTGGCTGAATGACATACCTGATATGACCGTTTGCCCCGCATGGAAGCTTGGCGTGGCCGACTGCTTCATAGCTGAAGCCCAGCACCTTAGCTTCGTCATTGTCCAGTCGGGACGAGATAACGATCGAAATGTCGAATCGGGGGTTAAGCTTTGTCTTGTCGGTGCCTGACATAAAAGCACCCATCGAGTGATGGGAGTGGATCGGGCCGATCAGATCATCATCATAAGCCATCTGTGGAATATCCACTTCACTCGAATGACGGCGTTGATCTTGTGGCACAGAGAATCGCTCGACCACATACACCAATCCGTCTTTCTCTCGGCGACCGTGCATAAAGACCAGCCATTCCTGGCCCGGTTCGTCAGCCAGTGCGCCAACCAGCTCGGCAATCAACTCAGTTGGCATAACGATGCGACCCCAAGTGCCCGCGGTAACCGGACAGTTAGTTACTGTTTGTTGTTTGAACATTAGAACCCTCCCTTCAATTCCATCTGATAATCTTCCACTTCCTCTCCCTTGAGCAACTTCTCAACCGCCGCTGCCCCAACGCCACCAGCCCACAAACTTTGAGCCAGTGTTGGGACGATTGCATAGTTACCGCCCGGGTTGGTGGAGAATGGAAGCCCACGAGCTACGACGACGATGCCATTACCGTCATAGCTGACGCGGAGCATCTTAGCTCCCCCCGAGCGACACCGATCCCAAATAGGTTTGCGAAGGTTCAGACTCATGTCTGAACAATCCACAACTAAATCCTCGCTAGAGAGGCAGATATGATAACCATCAAACTTTTCAGGTTTGACAGCTGGAGCCTCATCCCTCATCACCATTTGCACAAACCCTTTGAGATAATCCACCTTCTTGGTTTCCTTATTGGCAACATGTGGCAACCGCTGTGCCCCAAAGCCTCCAAGGAAATTGTCATCGTCGTAAACAACCACCTCAAGATCCGGGCAATCTCTCCGCAACGCAACCGTCAGCCAGAAGCCGACACCTCCTGCGCCGATAATTACGACCCGCTTAATATGATTCTGATTCTGCATCCTGCTCCTCCTTTGGTCTGCAATCTTCGCATCTGCCTTCTTCATCTAGAGCGTTATCAGTTCGTTCGAAATCTGCCCCACACTCGCTACAACATTCCCACAATTCGTCATAGCAGGCTTCACATCTTCCATCCCCACCATACTCCTCCTTACGGAAGTTGTCACCGCAACCTTCGCAGTCGAAAAAGTCTCGGTCGAAACAAGATTCGCAATAATAGTCACCATCTACCACATTGCGAATCTCATCCGACTCAACATGCCAACTCTCCCCACATCTGTAGCAAAACCAATGATTGTCGTAATAACAATCACTGCAATAACAATCTCCATTATCCGAACGATAAATATCGTCCTCCGAAACTCTTTCATCACATGCGGCACAATAGATGTACGCCTCATCCCTTGCATCCATCAACTCATCACACTCATGCCCCAGCACCTCCGGCAACCAATCATAAGGCTTCGTGTAAGCGTCATCTGAAAGGCCAGCAAAAAGAGCTTCAACTGGAGTACGGGCGCTGCCCATACAAATGCGACCAGCGGCTCCGACATGAGGATGGCAACCTTCGAGATCGATACGATAACCTCCCTGCACCAGAAACAACCGCCGCACCTTCCTCTCTTCCTCATCCACCACCCACACCCTTTCAGTCGACAACCACTTTTGGCAATAAGGGCATTGTAGGGAAGGATTGATGTACCACATGTATTTGGAAATCCACACCTTCTCCTGAGTCTCATTCTTAACCTGCTCCTCCGCCAACCGAAACTGGACATTGGCCAGCAAATCTATAAACATGACGCCTCCTAAAATGAAAAGATGTCGCTGCTCTCTGGTCGACCGGCTGACTCGGCTACTGTTACAGCTTGAATAGTCACCATGTAAGGTGCGGGCTCACCGTAGCCACACATAACTACTCGAAAATTGTGCCCAGATTCTGATGCCTGATTTCGTACAAAGACTGCTGTATCATTGTCAGTACAAGCAATTCCTAAGCCTTCCGAAAACTGAACTAATTGATATCCCCGGTGCTCGGCAAACTCTCTAAGCCCGCCATAACCATCTCCCCCTTCAATCACTGGAACAGTCTCCTCCACTCGCACCAGCTCAGCCTTATCCCTCGCAACATCCAGCACAACCCATCCCGAACCAACCTGAACTGGCTCACCGGTCACCGGGCGCAACCACTCATCCCCAATCTGGGCAGCCAATCCGCCATCCATCGACCACGCGATTCGCTCAACGGGCCGACCATCCGGCCTCTGACCGAGCGGTGCGACTGCGGCTTGGTAAGTGCCCGCCAGAATTTTGGCCAATCTCTGCTCAACCAGCCCCTGCAACTCCGGATCTGAAGCGTGCCCTGTTTGTGACATGAGGGCGAGGATGATAGCGAAGCGCTGGCCGGGGTCTCGAAGAGAACTATCTCCCTCATCTCTGGAGTTGGCCAGATAAACAATTTGATCCGTCAATGTCATGTAGTCATATTGTCGCACTGCCCGTACCCTACCATCAATCCAAATTACCAACATATCATTTGGCAGCGGATAATAGGCATACCCCCGTTCCAATGTTTGCTTATAAAAGACTTTCAGTGCCTCTCGTTGCTCCTGCGTAAGCTCCGGTGGTTTGATAGAAATGTTCATAGCTCTCCTTGATTCTGTTGATTCTGACGTTGGCCTCTCAGTTTCTGCCCAAAACGTCACTTGATTTCGTAAAAAGCGATAATACTCTTCAAGAGTTGCAAAAGAAGGAGGGCACAAAGGCCCTCCTTCAAGCAATCTATTGAACAAATATTGTTGAGGAGACATTCCCCCTCCTAACAACCCGCAGTCGCACTGTTGACCTTGCGAATCTGCACCTGCTCCGGCTGAACTTGCTGGTCGAGGCGCGGGTCGCTGTCACTGATAAACAACTGACTGGCACCATTGATCGTGACCTCAAATCCAGCGGCTTCCTGCGCTCCGCCTTCTTCCAACTTTTCCTGCAACAGATCGCCCAAGCGACGGAAACCTGCATTGACTGACTCGTTGATACCATTGGCGACTTCTTCGATAACTTCGTTAAACTGCGACATACTTTCTCCTAAATTGAAATTGAATTTAACAAATTGAACTTGGCTACATCTCCCGACACTCTCTCTGAGCTGTTTGATGAAAGCTTTGAAAAGGAATTGATGGCAACTGGTAGAATCGAACCACCCACGAGTTTATTGCTCGTGCCACCTTGTCGGGTTGCCTTCTGCCTAGCGACGGCTATAACTGCTTACCCAGCCATTTCAGCGCCAACATCAGCAGGCCTATGATAAAGGTGACAATGGCTGCGGCTCCGGCAATAGCTATCACTGTGAAGAGTTCATTCATCATAACTGACCCCCAATCGCATCCTTAATCGACTTTGACAGCGGGTTACCAAACCCTGCTTCCTTCGCCGCCTCGATAACTTCCGTTGCCTTCTCTTTCAACCGTTCCAACATCTCCTCCGGCACCTTTTGAAACAAATCAACCGGCCAGTAATTCCTCACCCCAGCCAATCTCACCTGCACCACCTCCCCATTGTTCCCCTTGACAACTCCGGCTACTCGATAGACCTCGGTGTTAGTAAGAAGCCCGAACCGGAACTTATTTTCCGGCAACACTGCCATCACGATATCCCCTATTTGCATTCATCCCCCTAATCCGAAAACAACATTATCAACGCTGCCAGCCCAATCACTACAGCCAACAACGCACAACCCGGCAACCAGCCCGGCAACTCATTGTACTCTTTCATTCGATGGGGCATCACCTTCCCCTCCGATTGCCATCGGCAACATTCTTCCACATCATAGCTATCAACACAACAGCAATGAAAGCCACGACCATTCTCACTTCCTCAATCCCCATTTCAACCTCTCTTCTTACGGATGGATGTCCGCTTTTCGCATTTCGTGCAGCGGAGAAAGATTTTGAAAAATTTCCAACCAACCACCCGATAAAGCTCAACCCAATTATGATCGCATTCCATCTCAACCTCCACATTTCGGGCACGTTCGCATCCACTCTTCGAGTGGAAAGCCGCAGCGACGGCATAGGCGATACAATTTCATTTCCCCTCCAATTTGTCTTATCCCAAGCTAATCCGCAAATCCTGTTCAATCTGCTCTTTATTTGCTTCAATAAAAGCATCTGGTTTTGACGCCAGGAAATAAAGAGATTGAAGCATAGCCATTACTTCTCGAGGTGATAAGTCCGGGTTTCCGTCGATTGAGATCATTATTGAAACTATTGAATCTGCAATTTTATCCAACTTTTCTTCAGCTGTCATTTCCCCTCCTGCGTAGGCCACCAATAATCCAACCCTCGATCAACCGTAGGCCACAAATGAGCATAAGCCCACGGAGCCTTGCGGATCAGGTTGGATTGGTGGGAAAGATGAAGGCGCGGGTCACCGAGCCACCAGGGCTTTTTGTCTAATCCCTTACACTCAATTTCCCGAATCTGCTGCTCGCACGAATCTTGAAATCCCCGGCGTTTCCACTCCCTACATATGTCAATGCCATAATAAGTTAGATACATTGTGTATCCACGCCACATTTCGACTGCTGGATGATTTTGCCAGCCATAGCTTGGCTCAGCGAGAGCTTTCAAGATTTGCAGGCACTCCACCCGCTGCTTTCCAAGCCTCGCTTGGTCAAGCGCGCGAGCAGATTGTTCGAAGTCAGCATATGGTAGAAAGGTTTGGATGTTACACCTCCTTATGAGATAAGCTATGACTGGCGAGTTGGTTCAGGGTAATCATGGAATCGCCAATGCGTGACAGCTTCAGCGACTTCTGTTTTCTCGTCTTGCCAAAGCTCATCTGCTTCGATGTCAAAAAATCTTTCACCGGCAAAGTCAGATTCGCCTGTGAATACCATTACTCGCAGTCCTTCGTCGCAAGCTGGCATAGAAACATTTATGCCAATCCAAAAACTCATTCATCCCCCTCGCCGCCGTGCGGCTGTTACCATTGAGAATTGGCCGCCCACATCCGAAAGCCAAGCTCTAAGAAAATCACGTCCATCACGTCGGAGCGAAATTCGCTCAACCTATCTGGCTTCTCTCGCTCCGTCAGTTTGGCGATTTCCGCTGGCCATTCGTACCGATTCAGCGCGGTCAGCCACTTGCAAAGCGTGGTCGTTCTGCGCCGCTGCAATGGGCGATAGCCGCTCAAATGTGGAAATACTTTCTCTCTCATTCTCCCCTCATGGTTTGCGTTGCCGCTTCCAACTCCGCCACCCGCGCCAGCAGCCCGTCGCGCTCGGTTTCCAGTTCCGCAATGCGCGCCTCGGCTTTTGACAACGCGCTTCCTAGTGAATCCACCGCATCATAAAGGGACGGAGACTCTCGCATCTCTTTCAGAATATGCCTAGTCTTTTCATCCCAAAATGAGACCGCTTTTTGAGACGCCTCGTATAACGTTTTCCATTTCTCTACTTCGGCCAACAGCGCCGGAACGCCAGCGGCCTTGAGGGCGGCTTGGGCGAGCGTTTGCGCCATTTTACAGCGGAGATGACGCTGCGAGTCCCAATCCTCGCAGTCAAAGCGAAACGTGAGAGCATGTTCTACCGCGCCCAGCATTCCCGCCGGAATATTTTGTTCAGCCATTGATTGCCTCCATCCACTTTTGTAATGTCATCCCCGTATGGCTTATGTGAAAACTGAACGACGGCGGATTGCTGCCCGGTCGCAAGCAGGTTCTAGTCAGGTGATTCCAAGCATTTTCGACCGTCCCAACATTCGGCATCTTCGCGGTATCGGCAAGCATTCGCTCCCACGCCTCGCGTGACTCTACAAAACCAAACGCGACATTCGTATCAATGTAAAATGGTTTCCACTTGCTCATTGCGTTGCCTCCATTGCAGCACAAGCGAGCCGCGCCATTTCGGCGGCAAGCTGGTCGTGTTGCTCAAATGTTAGCGGAATTTGAACTGCCGTTTCAATCCTCCAATAGCGAAACAATAAACCGCTGCACACAATAGCCCCAAGCTGCAATGGCGGCGAGAAGGGTTATTATGATTGGAGTCACCGTTCGGCCTCCTGACGCAAATCAACGCCGTGCCATAAGCAGAATAGAAAGAATGTCTCCCATAAATCACACGGTTCTGGTTGTCTCGCCTCTGGTGTAAGCGATGCGCCAAAATCAAGCGAGCACTGCTGCGAACAGCAAATGCCGTTTATAGGCTGGTGATTAAAGATTTCGCCACATTGCGCACATTTCACCGTTGCACCCCCTCAATCAACTGACACAACTTCAACCTCTTATAACGACGCGCGCCTTCATCAACCAGATCAACCAGCTGGTCAGCAATTCCCCACAATTCTTCATTGGTCGAGTCATAGGCCACTCGCATCGCTGCACGCTCACGTTCACTCGCCACCCGTTGGCGTCGCAAAGCGTGAGTTTTTACCTTGTTGAGCCAACGCTCCTGTTCTGCAATTTTTGCTACCAGATATGACATAGTACCCCCTCTTAAGATTGTCTACAAATTGTCTAGAAACTTGGCGACTGGCTTGTAAATCCGTCGCCGGAGCCAAATAAAAACCGGACTCCCCACAAACGAGAGTCCGGTTTTGTGCTCAACAGTAATCAAGCCTGCAAACGATAGCAAGCTTTTCAAGAAATGCCGCTTGGCACTCCGCCAGCGGCTCGTGGAGCCGTAGGCGCAATGTCAGCTACCACCTCCACATTTTTTTCTTTCCAAATGAATTGTTACTTCTGTCGCAAACAGGGTCAATCCATCTACAACAGTTTCTGGATCATCACACCAACCGCTAACTAATGCTCCATCCGTTAGCCGAACCCCCGCCCATCTCTTCATTCCTGCCATATAACCTTCGACCAACATAAATGCGACATCATCATCAGTGCCGGGATAAACCCAAATACTTCCCGCAACTAATCCATTCGACGAATTTTCAGACCGTTTTATTTCATTCATAATTTTCCTCCGACGAATTTGGTGGGTTACCACCTATCGAAAAGCTCATCCAACAAAAAGGCAACCGCGATTATAACCACGCTGGCTACGATGATCGAAATAGCCATCTGACCGAGAAAGTTTAGCATAGTGTCTCCCTATTGCGTAGCCCCAATAACATTGGGGGCATACAATGTTACCCCATATTGGCTACCATAATCACACGTGTCGCATCCGGGACTATTAATCGTTGCATATTCTTCAATCTCGGTCGTTCCCAACAATTGAGACACTTCCAAAAGTTTTGTTAAGCTTCGGCCTGGGACTTCATACATAGCTTGTATGGTGAAACAAATTACATTCTCTGTCACACTGACCACTACGTCATCAGCATCATCAAAAATAGCTTCAAGCTTTTCTTTAATTTCCCCACTCGTCATAAGACCTCCAAAAACAAAAAAGCAGGAAGCCAGCCTTTCAGCCAGCTTCCTGTAAAAGAGAGGGTACCATGAACAGTACCTAAGCACAAACTGCAATTACAGCAAACGGAAGACAGAAGCCCTCCGCCAAAGGCTTCCGGCAGAAGCCTAAGGCGCAAAGCCAGCCCTCGATTGTTACAGAGGCATCCCCACCGTCTCAAGCGGATGCTCAAAAACATACTCCCAGCCCTCATCCTCGTTGTCAAACACTCTGACGAAATCTCCGATTTGGACAAGCATAGCAACCTCCTGGCGCAAAGCGCGTTTGCAGGCAATTGATAAGAAAAGCCGGAAGACGTAGCAACCGGCTTCTTTGGCGAAAGACTTGCAACAAAAAAAAAGGCAAACCGAGACTTGCACTCGGTTATCCGCGTTTACGGATTGCCTAATGCGCTCTAAGCGCGCATTTCAAAGCCAGCAGCTAAAAACTGCGTAGCTTCCTCAGCAGTAATCTCCAATTCGATTGGGTCTTGCATATGGGGAGTTAAAATCACATACCACGTGGTAAAGAGTTTGTCCAATCTAACCTCACAAATTACCTGCATATTACCTCCCAAAAAGTTGTCGGCGAAGCTCGCCGGTTTGATCTGACTTTGCCCGCTTCTCAGCAAGCCATCGCTCACGCAATTGCTCCGGCCTCGCCGGCTTCTTAGGTTGCGGAGGTTTTGTCGCCTTTGGCGTATCTTTCTTGATAAGCTTGGCTGTCATACGGTCACCCCCAAAGTCACGAAGGCTACGCGAATTGCAGTTAAACGCAACGAAGCGGTTTGCTCAGGGCTGGCAGTTGGCCACATTCCGCTTCGCACAACATCATCGGCAAAGCCGCACACAAGGTCAAAGTCAGCGTTTGTCATTGTTATCCTCCAAACTTTTTACGGTCAAAAACGTGTCAAAAGCGACAATGCTATCATCAGGATTTTTGTGGACAAAAAGAATCCGATCATTATGGCATATAAATTTATAGCCTAATTCATAAGCCATATGAGCCAAATGAATGATGTGAGTTCCAGCTATTTTGCAATCTAAAACATTCCTCCAAGTCATTTCCGGCCTCCTTCCTGCTTTGAGGCAGGCGTTCCGGTCAGCACAACCTTAACAGCCACATAAATAGCCTGAGCCTCCGCTGTCATACCCTGCCGTTCGGCCTTATCAGCCAACGTCAGCAACGACTTAGCCAATCCTGCCGTTGTAAGCGGTTTCGCTTCGCGTTGCGCGGCTTCGCTTTCGCTGGTCAGCAAGCCAGCTAAGCCAAAGGCTCCAAGACCGGCTATCCAGTTTCTTCGGTCAGTGTTCATAGTGTCCTCTCTAGAGTTCGCTGCTAGCGAACAAAAATAGGCCAGTTGCCGCAAGCAGCTGGCCTAGAGTGAGTTTTGATAAGTTATGAGAAACAAATGATTTAGCATCATCAGGCAAGCGGTAATCAGCCGCTTGCGACGGGCATTGCTGCCCGTTTCGCCATTAGCCTTCAAAAGCCTGCTCTGTCAATTCCGGCTCAGCCGACTTGGCGGCTTTCGCCACCTTGCCTGCCTTCATTTTGGCCGCAGCCGCTTTCGCAGCTTCAAATGCTTCCATCCAATCCTGGCCAAGTGCTCTGTTTTCAGAAGCTGCAATCGCAGCCAATTCGGCCAACTGCGCCAACGTTGGCATCTTCGGCTTCGCTTCGCGCTCTTTTTTGAGCAAATCCGCGTAAGCCTGCGTAACAGCCGCTTGAGCAGATTCGGGCAATTCGTAGTAGAACTTGCCCTTCACCTTGCGGAGACCGTTGCAGAAGTTTTCCACATCTTGCCGCGTCAGCTTATCCGCCGGATCAACAGCTTTGGCGGATTTCGACAATCCCGCAAACCGGCGGAAGTCTTTGCCGAAATCTTTCCAACGATTCGCTTCGCGCTTCGCAGCAATCGCGGCTTCGTCGCTGTCTTTGATGACAACTTTGACTTCTCGCGTCAATCGCGTTGAGCCATCCGGTGCAACCACAACTGCACCTTCACCATTATTGACGGCAGCTTGACCGACGCGATAATGGAAAACACGCTGTGTGACTCCAGTTGGAACTTGGTTGCCTTCTTTATCCTTGCGCGTCAGCACAGTAACATCGAAGTCTTCATCTGCAATCATCAGCGTGGCAAAGCCGTCGCTGTGAGTCAATTGAAAATCCTTTTTCAAGTCTGGCATAATAAACCCTCTCTTTGGTTAGTTGCTAATTACAACCAACGGCTATGCTCACGCGATATGAGCGGCCATTGGCTCTAGTAGGCAACTAGCCTACGTTGGGCAATGCCCAGGCAAAGGTACGCCTCACTCGACTTAACGAATAGCACAGTGTTACAGCTCCACCTTTTGGGCATCATCGCCAAACCACACTACCGTCCGCCGTTGCGATACTTTGCGCGCCTAATTGTACCCACCTAGCTTAGCCAGCCATTCAAGTGGGACGGAAACACTGCCAAACTCGGCTTGTGTTATTGATCGAAGCTAGCCTTGCTGCGCCCGGTGATTGGCCGTGAGTCCAATTACTCTTTGCCATCGTTGGGCCTTCCGCGCCAATTGGCGCGCGCTCGGTTAGTTGCTAGAAGTGATTGGCACATCGGGACTTGAACCCGCTTGACGGCTTGACCGTGTGCCCGTTTGCTGGCTTATCACCTACGCCAAGTAGCGGCGGCTTTGCCACTTTTAATCTGTTGCAGTGTAGCGTCAACGGCTCCTTGCTGGTCTAGCACCAAATAGAGCGCGATTGCGATTAGAATGCAAGCGACGATAAATTTCATAGCGTACCCTACCTTCCCGCCTTTACGGGCGAATCGTTAGCAAACCATCACGCGCGCCTCACCGCGAGGCAGCCAGATGGCCAGCCAATCGGAAACGAATCCGGTTGGCGCAATTCCCCTTGCCAAAAGTGTGCCAAAGCGAACTACTAAAAAATTAATACTTGCAAATCCTTGCAAACAAAGGACTTACAGCTAGTTGAAATTGACAATCTTTTTCAAAATGGTCAAAGTTCGTGTAAAAGTTACACTAAGTGCTGTGTAAGATTTTCTAAAGTGTTGATTCTAAAGGGCTTAAAGAGTGTAATTTTTACACACCTTCGATGATGTAATTTTAAGAAAACAGGCGCGCGCGCAACTCGCTGCACTGCAAGCGGTTATAGCTGCGAGGCGGGAGGTGGTTGGTGGGTATGATGCGCGGCGGGCGTGGCGGGTTGTCCGGCTCCGCCGGTAAAAGTGCGTGCCCTGCCGCCAGTTGGCAGGCCGGTGGCCATTCCCGCAAGCGGGGATGCTGGCAAGGCTCCGCGCCTGGGGCGCGAGCCGGAGCTGGCGGTTGCTTCGCAGCCTCTCCGGCTATCCTGCCAGCAGGCAAGCTCGCATAGTTGCTGGTAGACGCGCCGAAGGCGCCGTTGTCGCGGGGGTGGGGCGGGGCGTGGCGTGATGTGGCGTATCCGTAGTTATAAAATTTTTTTCTGGTTCCTGCCTGTAAGTAGGCTTGTCTTAAGGCTTTCTAATAAATTAGAGGGCGGGGCGAGCCATTATAGTAGATAGGGGCGCTTGTGCCTGCTTGTGAATGTTTGGACAAGCCTCGCAGCGGAGCTGCGGATCTGGCGAGCTGAGGGCGGGCTTACCGGTTGGTTCGAAGGAGGGCTGGCAGGGGTGCTGGGAGAGGGCCTGAAAGGCCCGCAGGGCGCCGGAAATTACTCCATATGGTGCAAAAATAGGGCCGCGCGCCGTGCGTGTGCAGAAGTTGCGGCCGGAGTGCAGGGATTTTGCAGGAGTTGGGCCTAAATTGTTCACACCTTAAGTTCTTTATTTTGTTATATTTATAGTTGTAATGTATTTAGTGTATAGTTTTTTAGAGTTTTATCTATAACTGAGAGAGATAAGGATAGGGAAGATTAAACTCCGAAAAACTATACATTCGATGCATTTCTGGAAAATTCTCCCATAAGCCTTTCGGGCTCAATGTCTTGCCGGATGCACCCTTTTCCAGCTCTCCCTTCACTTCCCTGCACCCCTTTCTGCACACGGCCTACGTCCGGGCCGCTTCGCAGCCCCATTTTCTTGCTGGAAGCTGCATTTTCTTCTTGCACTTCAGGCCACTTTAAGGTACAATTGTTCATATTTAAGGCCGAGCGGGCTTCGCCCGGCTTTATTTTTACCTTTCTTGGAGGAAATTGTGAATGAGTGTGGCCAATTTTAGGCAATTTAACCAGACCGATCACGGGAATGCGCAGGCTTTTGCCCATTATTTTGCAGGGCAGTTGAAATTTTGCCCCGAAAACCAATCCTGGTTCCGTTGGAACGGCAATGTTTGGGAGTTTGGGGGCGAAGCCGCGGCTCGGCAGCTGTTTGTGGAGAGTCTCCAGAAGCGAAAAGCGGCTCTGACCGAGCGTTTAGAGGATGATAGAGCTGAGGACAGGCGGAAAAAGCTGCTTGGGTTTCTCACCGGGTCGGAAAATAACGCAAAAACCGTAGCAGCACTGACCTGCGCCCGCTCCCTACCAGAATTCATGATCCATATCGGAGAATTTGACAAGGATTTGATGCGGCTGACGGTGGCAAACGGGGAAATTGACTTGCGAACCGGCGCTTTTGCGCCTGCCCGCCCAGAACACTACGCGACTTGTCATACTCCGGTGGAATTTGTGGAAGGAGCGGAGGCTCCGATGTGGGAAAGCGCGTTGCGAGCCATCTTTCGGGATGATGAGCAGCTTTTGCGGTTTTTTCAGAAGTGCGTTGGCTACTCACTGACCGGGGATGTCAGTGAGCAGGTGATGTTTGTGTGTGTTGGGGAGGGGGCGAATGGGAAGTCGACGGTTTTGGAGGTGGTGAAAGCGTTGCTTGGGCATTATGGCGCGAGCACCCCCTTCCTGACCTTTGATGCCAAAAGCAAAAACGAGCAAACCAACGATCTGGCCCGCCTGAAGGGGAAGAGGTTCGTGTCGATCGTGGAAACGGATGAGGACAGCTACTTGGCAGAGGCGAAGGTGAAGCTGGCGACGGGCGGGGAGGCTCTGACCTGCCGCTATTTGCACAAAGAATTCTTCGAATACACCCCGCAATACAAAATCTGGATGGCCACTAACCGCGCCCCACAGATCAAGGGAACAGATCACGGGATACGGCGGCGGTTGCTGCTCATTCCGTTCAACAAGAGATTCGAGGGCAGCGAACGGGTGGCCGGGTTGAAGGATCTCTTGCTGAAAGAGTTGCCCGGAATCTTGAATTGGGCGCTGCGAGGCTTGAAGATGTGGCAGGAAGAGGGGTTGAGAGCCAACTTGCCGGAAGTAATCCTGGCCGCCACAGAAGAATACAAACAAGAAAACGACATGATTGATACTTGGATGCTGGAGCGGGTTGAGAAGGCGCCGGAGACGGTCAAAATTAGGGCCACAGATTTCTACACCAGCTATGCCGAATTCATGAAACTGGCCGGCGTCCGACCGAAAGGCATCGTGACATGGGGCAAGGATATGAAATCGCGGGGTGTGATGAAGGTCCGAGATGCCAAAGGGTATTGTTATGTGGGGGTGAAGTTGGCAGAAAGTTATGCTTAGCTGCAAAAAGTTGTTGACTGCTGCTGGCAGTCTGGTATTATGGAAGGGGAGGTAAGTTATGGATGAAGACTTGATAAACAAAGCTGTACGAGAGGTTTTAGTTCGAATGGGATATAATGATCCAGATCGAGCTATTGCAGGAGGTTATGCACCTTATCGTCATGCGAGGGATATTGTAGAAGCGGTTCTTTTTATTTTGAAGAGGGAGGACGAGGATGATCCTGATTGAAAGACTAAAATGCTTTTGGCGAGGCCGTCATGAGTTGGTTTGGTATGGCTTTTATGGTGAGCCATTTGGGAAATGCACGCGATGTGAAAAGATTGTGGAGGTAAAGAGATGACAGTCGAACAATTGATCCAAACATTGGTAGAGCTGGCCAAGCGTGGACGTGGGCAGTGGGAGGTTAAGGTTTGGGGCGTTCAAGATGATGGTTATATGGGCGAGTTGCCCATAAATGATGTCTTCTGTGAAGACGACAAACAGGAGGTGGTGATTGATTGAGGTTTTGAAAGCAAGTGAGATTCCGGCAGGCGCTCGAATTCTGAATGGGCAGGGCCGAGCCTTAACCGGAACAGAGGTGGCTTTAGGGTTGGCCGCACTTGTGGAGCAGGAAGTTAGCCAGGCCGCCCGGGAAATTTTGGAGCAGCGCCTTCTTCTAGAATGGTGGCCCTCGATGCATCTGACGTTTCCGAATGTCAAGCTGGAGTGGTGTTCCTGTCCAGGCGGCATTTGGCTCCGAGCTTTGCTCGATCGCAACCATATTTGGGAGTTTCGGTTTAATGATGAAGAGGCTGATATAAGGGATTTGAAGCAGCTCGGCCCTTTCCGGAGTCCAGATGAGATGCGGGATGCGCTGGGGTTGCCGAGGATTGCTCAGTTCCGGACACCAGAGGGAAAGACTTTCACGGCGGAGTTGCCTCGCGCACACACGACTGGGAGGCAAATGACCCGGGAGCAGGCTTTGCAGGAGCTAGCGGCAGTGCAACAGGCAGTGCCGGTAAGTCCGATGCAGGATATGGAGTTGGTTAGGCGGGAAGCGGAAGAGGCGATTGAGAGGATGGAGCGGCGAGAAGAGCAGTCAGAGGCAGAAGAGCTGTTGGCTGAGCCGCCGCAGGTGGAGCCAGCGCCGGAAGCGGTGGAGGCACCGAAAGCCGCGCCTAAGCGAGTGGCGTTGAAGAAACCAGTGGGAGTTAAAAAGAGATGACCCCGCGTGAACTTGCAACCAAATTGGACGAAGAATGGGCTTCGAATGACCGGATGATTGGGAAGTTGGTTTGGCGTCGGATGGCAAGTTGGGAGCTGGATGCGTTGCTGGCTTGCCGGAAGTGGTTGTGGGAAGCCCGGCAGGTAGTTAGTGAAGAATTGAGGAAGGAGTTTTTGATATGACATTGCTGGAATTTCACGCAGACCTGGAGCAGCTTACCTTTCAGATGAAGCGGATTGCGGATTTGCTGGAGGAATGGATTAAGCCGCCCACACATAATGGACAGGTGGACCGTAAGCAGGTGGAACTGACGGTGGTGAAACCTAGGAGTAGGTGGGAAGCTGAGGCGGAGGATCGGAAATGGCGGAAGATTAGTGAGGCGGAAGCGGCTGTTATGCCGAGGAGATAATTATGCAATATGAAGTTGTGGAGGAATCAAATAGATTGAGGTTTGTCTCATTAGTAAAGCAATATATCGAGAAAGGCTGGGAGCCAGTTGGTGGAGTATCGATATGTCGTCTTACCGATGGTTGGTGTTATTATGCTCAAGCTATGGTGAAGAAGTAAAATGAGGGCAATAGAAATAAGCCCTACTGCTTTGGAGGAGAATGTCAACCAGTAAAGCAATATCTCGCAGACCGGGGGTGCTTCCAGCCATAGTGCTGGATGCCCCTCCGCCTGACACGCCCGGCTCGGTTGCCTGGGTTGCTCAGGCTGTTTTTGGCGGCCAGCGCCAGTTCGAAGATATGTTGCAGGCGATTGTTGTGGGGCAGGGGGCTTCTGGGGAGCATAAGTGGCGCGAGTTGGTAAGTGTGATTTTGAGACTGCGGGATTCTGGCAAGCCTTACAATCTGAATCAGCTCTGTTTGACGCTGAATCTTTCGGCCTCGGAGTTGCTGGCTTTTGTCGGGCAGGGCGTGCAGGATGTCCAGAAGGGCATAGCGATGATGAAGGCTAGTTTGGCGGCTCCGGATGTGATTGATTATAGCTTGGCCGCTGCAATGGATCCGATGGCTGGCAGCAAGGATCGGGAGATGTTGCTCAAGATCGCCGGAGTGTTGCAGGACAAAGGCGGTGTGAATGTGAATGTGAATCAGCAGGTGGGGATTAAGGTTGGGAAGGATGAGTTGCTGGCGCCGTTGAGGCAGTTTAGCGGAGTGGCGACGGAGATTGATAGTGCGCTGCGCGACAATGTTGTGGACGGAGAATTATTATGAAATTTCAGCAATTCAAAAGATACATAGTCTTTGCCTTTTATGAGCATGAACAGGTAGGTGGACTTGGAGATTATGAGAATAGTTTTGAAACTGAGTTTGAGATGAAAGCTTATTTAGAATATTTGGATAAGATTAAGAGGCCATATCAATGGCTGGATTGTGAAAAGAGATTTGCTTGTATAGATCCGGCTGAAGATAAGTGAGGTTATAGATGGAAATTGAATTACACCGAGAAAAATCACAAGCTGATTTCACCCATAGCCAGCTCCTGATCGACGGCAAGCCGGAATGCTTTGTGGTCGAAGATGTGGTGCGGGAGGGAGAGAAAGTGTGGGGGAAGACGGCGATTCCGGCGGGTCGGTACCGTGTAATTATTACACAGTCGCCCCGCTTCAGGCGGCCGTTGCCTCTGTTGCTGGATGTGCCCGGGTTTGAAGGGATCCGGATCCATGCCGGGAATACTGCCAGGGATACGGAAGGGTGTTTGCTGCCTGGGATTGCCAAGACCAAGAAAGGTGTGGCGAATAGTCGGTTGGCTTTCTCGAGGCTTTTTGCTAAGATCAAAGCGGCGCTGGATAAAGGTGAAGAGGTTTGGATTACTATTAAGGAGGCAGTTGAAAGATGACCTTTCTAAGTGCAAATACGCCTCCAATTGGTGAGGGATGTGTCTTGGTTTATTATGTTTATGATCCGCACTATAAACCGGTATGGGGCTATGATTTGGCTTTCCATAAAGATGATAAATGGTATTGCTGGTGGGATCATGAGGAGTTAAGTTATAAGCCTATATTTTGGGCAATTGTAGATACGCCCTATATGGACGCAAAGGAATATTGGCCATAGATGTACAGCCGTAAAGTTATAGCCAGAAACCTCAGCCGAGCCTCCGCCCTCCTGCGGGAGAGGTACAACCTGCCGCTCGAGTGGCAGCTCAGCTATCCGTCGAAGGATGAGTGGCAGCAGATGGTGGGTCATTTTGACGCACTTCTGGATGACAAGGGCGTTCCGACGCGGAAGCTGACAGAAGCCGAAGCGTTGTGGGTGCTGTGTGAGTCGACGCTGTGCAAGTTGGATTTTCATTATTATTGCGAGCGATATGTCAAGATCGAGGACTGGTCGGGCCGGATTGTGGGGTTTAGACCGAATCGGGCCCAGCAGGTAGTGTTGAGGAAGATGGCGGAACTGGAGGATCGAGGGCTGGCATTGATGATGATGTTTTTGAAGGCCCGCCAGTTGGGGATCACCACGTTGTTTCAGGCAATTCTTAGCCACCGGGTCTTTCTGTATCGCAACGTCAACGCTCCTACCGGTTCAGCCGAGCCAGACAAATCCCGCAAGATGGTCAAGAAGCTGGAGTTTATTCACCAGCAACTGCCATGGTGGCTTCGACCACGCCGGACTGCATATCGAGCGGGCGAGCTTCTTGAATATGGTGACATCAATTCGAGCATAGATGTGAGCTGGGGTAATCAGACGCAGGGCATTGGGCGCGGATCAACCAGCACTGTTTGTCATCTGTCAGAATTGGCTTCCTTCCAGAACCCGGAGGAGCTGGTTGACGCCGCCTTGATTAGGACGATGCACGAGAATCCATTTTCGCTGTTGGCCCTCGAAAGCACCGCTGAAGGTATCGGTAACTGGTGGCATCGAACCTGGGAATGGAATGTCAAGATGGCTGCGAGCGGAATGGCGAGGCTTGAGCCCATCTTTTTGCCTTGGTTTATGGGAACGGAGCTTTATCCGACCGCTGGCTGGTTGAAACGACGGCCGGTTCCAAAGGGTTGGCAGGTTCCGGATTATGTGCAGCGGCATGCGGAGGCTGCCAAGACTTATGTGATGCAGACGTCGATGCTGCTGGCGGAGTTGGGTGAGGGCTGGGAAATGCCTCTCGAGCAAAAGTGGTTCTATCACGTTGAGTATCAGGAAGCGAAAGAGAAAAAGACTTTGCATATTTTTTTGCAGGAGATGCCAGCTAATCCCAGCGAGGCTTTCCAGAATAGCAACCCGACTGTGTTTGATATTGAGACTCTGACAGAAGTGAGGACGCGGACGGGAGCGGCGGTTCCGCTCGGCACCTACCAGTTGGCCGGGCCATCGGTCAGCACCGTTTATGATTTTTGGTCACCCAAGGCCGGAGAGAAACCGGTTGACCTACGATGCGTCAGCCCAGCAGGCAAGCTCCAGGAAACTTTCAGGTTGGTCCCGGTCGAAGTGGACAGCTGGCCGGACAACGATCCGGATGGAAAGATTCGGATTTGGGAATGGCCGGTGGCAGGGGAGACTTATGCGGTGGGTTGTGACCCGAGTGAAGGTGTGGATCAGGATAGTTCGGTGGTTACTGTAATTAAGAAGGCGACCCCCGATCATCCCGATGTGCAGGTGGCGGAGTTTGCCTGTTCCAAAATCTTGCCAGATGATTTGTGGATGTGGGTGTTTGCGCTTTGCCATCTCTATACAGTGAGAAAACCGAGTGGCGGCTGGAACTTCCCCAAGGCCATCATCGAAGTCAACATCTCGGCGGGCGACAAAATCCAGACCGAAATGCGCAAGCGCCAGTGGCCAAGCTTTCACCAGCGGTTCGATCCCACCCGCATTGCTGGTTCGAAGGCTCGCAGTGCCGCTTATCAGGATCGGATTGGTTGGAAAACGGACAGAGGGAATCGGCCGAAGATTATCAGCGCCGTTCGTAAGGCTATCCGAGATGGGCTTCTTGAGGTCAAGTCGCCAGAGCTGGCGATGGAATTGGCGACCCTTGAGTGGAACCTCGACAAAAAGCGTATCGAAGCAGCCAACGGCCAGCACGACGACCGAGTGTTTGCACTTGGCATAATCCTCGCTTCGTGGTATGATCCCGAGGTTTATGGGAGCGTCCCGCATGCCTGGACCGCACAACGGGATTGGGAACGGGAGTTGGATGTGCGACCGGCGTATATGGGTGGGACGGTGATTGGGCAGGCAGCGAGGCCGGTGGTGCCGGTGACCCGGAAGCTGGATGGCCGGGCGCTCTACGACAGAGTTATAGTGCAAGGAGGTTGAGATGGATGGAGTTATTTTTGTAGTTGCGTGTTTAGTGGGAGCGATAATTGTAGCCTTTCTAATTGGCGCATTGTTGCTTTCTTCGATAAAGAAGTTGTGAGATTTAGGTGGTGCCTGGAGATTGTTATGGCAGATATGTTGTGGGGATTTTTACAAGCTGTCTTTTTGCTGGGCATCGCCTATCTGGCGGGGCTTATTATTTTTGTTATTGTGGCAGTTATCACCGCACCGGGGGATAGTTTTGATGAGTGAAAGCCTGGCCGCAGCTTTGATGATTTTATGCTTTGCCAATGGCGTGTTTGCCGGAATGGCATATCAACTTGCAATACAAAAGGATTTGGATCGAAATGGTAAATCATAGTTATGAATGTCAATGTGGACATAGCTTCGATAAGCTGGTCAAGTGGGATCAGCGGTATGTGAAGTGTCCAGAATGTGGAAAGAAGGCGGAGCGGACGTGGGCTTTGCCGAAAGCTCGGAGATTCAGCGAGCCGGTTGTGTTGCATAAGTATGCGGATGGGCAGTGGGGTGTGCCGGGGCGAGCTGATGATCCGACGCCAGTTGGGGCTGAGCGGGTTGAATGCTGGAATATGGCTGACTATGAGCGGGCTTTGGATAAGATGAACAAGTCTGAGCGTAGCCGGGCATCAGAGAAGCATGAACGGGCGGAGATGTTGCGGGAGGAAAGGAACCAGAAATTGAGGGATGAGATTAAGTATCGCATCAGCCAAGCCAGCTCCGAATGGGAGCGGGATATGTTGAAGATGACGCTGGAGCGGAGTGATAAGAGTTATCGACCGCTTGAATTTACCGAATTCAGAAATGAATTGCTGGAATTCAACTCATTGAATCGAGGTTGACTTGAAAAGCAGAAAAGGAAAGAGTCGCACAAAATTAGGTCTTGTATGGAGATCTATGATAGGTAGGTGCTATAATCCTAATGACGCAGGTTATGCTAGATATGGAGGCAGAGGAATTAGTATTTATGAACCGTGGTTAAATGATTTTGAAATCTTTGAAACTTGGGCAATCTCTAATGGTTATGTTCCGGGTTTGTCTATAGATCGCATTGATAATGATGGAAATTATCATCCGGATAATTGTAGGTGGATAACTTGCGGAGAAAATGCAGCCAAAACATCTCGTACCTGGAATTTAACTGCGTTTGATGAAACTAAAACAATTAGGGAATGGGTTAAAGACAAACGATGTAAGGTTAGTGCCCAAACTCTGAGATTTAGAATTTACTATGGCTGGTCTCCAGAAGAGGCAATAGCCAAAGAATTGAATGGAAGTCATAGAAATATGGGAGCAAGTGCTGATTGGAGATTAGCTAAACATGATTCTTTGATCAGCATAGAAGCATTTGGCGAAGTCAAGCCTTTAATCGAGTGGCTAAAAGATGATAGATGTGTAGTTGGAGAATCTCTATTGAGAGTTCGATTAAAGAAATTAAAATGGTCAGCTGAGAAAGCTTTGACTACTAAAATTGACTCCAGAAGAACTGGAAGGAGAAAAATACGATGCCATCAGCAGGCGTAAGTTCACAAGCAATGTCTAACCCGCGCGGACGGCCCTCAGCCTACGAGGCTCCATTCCCGTTCGATGGATCGCAGTCAAGCAAAGACCGGATTTTGGGGTGGGTCCAAGGGGCGGTCACCGAGGCCGAAGGTCTACTAAAAAGCAACAGTGGCTACAACTTCGTAGATGCTTCCCGGCGTATTATGGCTGATTGGGGATTCGACGAGTTGCCCAGCACCTTGTCAAAAGTTAGCTTCAACTTTGTGAAGCGGGATGCTCGGGATCTGATTGCCACCCTCGCTAATCCCCGCCCGATTTCGACCTTCAAGACCGACAACCAACTTTACAACTTTCAGGCCGATGTGCTCAACAAGTGCTATTTGGCTTGGTATATCCGCTGTAACGTGGATCGATCGATTCGAAAGGCTTTGCAATATGCGGCGGTCGAGGGAACCGGTTATTTGATGACCGGTTGGAATCCCGGCTATTGGGGCACCGGTAAAGGTGACATCGAGTTGACCGCGTTGGGCGTGGATCAGGTTCTGCCTCTGGGCATCAGTCCGGATAATTGGGATCTCCAGAAAGCTTACGGAGTTATCATCCGGCGCCAGGTTCCGGTGGTGGATGTGATTCGACGCTATCCAGCTAGTGCTGGCGAGATTGCCCCGGACGGCGAAAGTGTCAGTTGGTGGCGCAGGATTTTTGGAGGCCAGCGAACTGTCGGAGCCACACCGCATAATACTTTCGGCAGGGATCGTGGCTTCCGGGATGTCGATCCAACCGGCCGAGCAATCGTCACAGTTTATGACATCTACCTGCAAGATGCTTCAGTCAACAATTCCCAGCAGGAGATGATTATGGGTGTGCCAGGCTCTCCGTGGGAATATCATGTTCCTTATTATGGTCAGGATTTGCCGACCGGTGTGGCCGACCCAGATACCGGCCAGCCCTTGATGCGAAAGGCAGATTACTATGATGCTAGAGTTTACCCATATCGACGCCATATCGTTTGCACCAATCGCGCCGTCCTTTATGACGGGCCCTCCAAATATTGGCACGGACAAGTCCCCCTTATCAAATTCACCCTGGATGATTGGCCATTCGAATACTGCGGGATTCCGATCACCCGCGAGCCCGCCAAGCTACAGGCCGCAGTTACCAGCCTGCTTCGTGCCCTCGACGACAGTGAGAATGCTAAGCTTCGACCGCCGATCGGATATGATCGGAATCGGGTAGACGACCAGACAGCTCGTTCGTTTGATCCGAGAATGGGTGGCCAGATCATCGGCATGGACGACGTGACGATGGGTGAGATGTTTAAGGTGCTGCTGGATCCCACCTACTTTCAGATGGGCCAGAACACTTTGCAGACCGTGCAATGGATGCGGCAGGTTGGGAAGGAGTTGATCGGATTGCCGGATTTGCAGAACCTTCAGCAAGCTGCTCAGATTCCAAGCGGTGATACCATCGAAAAGATGGGCGAGTTGGCCGGACCGTTGGCCAATGATATGAGCCGCAATATGGAAGCCGCGATGCGGGATTTGGCTGAACAGTTTAAGGCTCTTTGCTTTGAATTCTACACGGCGAAGCGACGGTTCACGCTGCTGGGACCTGACGGATTGACACCGGAAGACTATGACTACGATCCGGATTCGCTTATCCCGGAAATCCAAAACACAGCTGGTGTTCGCCCCGGTGCCACTCGCGCTGAACGCGCCCGGGAACATATGAATAACTTCCATTTCACGATTGTTCCTAATTCCATCTACGGAATGACCCAATCAAACCGGAAGATGCTCAACATCCAGCTCGCTCGAATGGGATTCCCAATCTCTCCCTACACAGTGTTGGAAAGCTGTGACGTTCCGAACCCAGGCCAGGCGCCTGTAGGTGCCGTGACGGAGATTGAAAAATTCTGGGCCTGGAAAAAGGAAGAGGCGAAGCGGATGATTGAAATTCAGGCAGAGGCTCAGCAAGCTCAGATGGCAGCCGATCCGACAGCGGCTTTGGTGGCAATGGCTCAGCAAGCAGCAGCTGGCGGCGGCGGAGGGGGTGGCGGCAACGTCAACCCCCAGGGTGAAGGCAGGCCACCTTCCGGGCAGCAGATGCCACATCAGGAAATCAAAAGTGATGGTGAGGGCGGTCAGCGGATGGTGATTGCGGAGTCGTGAAGACTTGCACAATCTCCCCCACTATGCTAGTATCCTCCCGTCCGCCACACTTATAGGCGACAGTGCGGGCTGCGTTGCAGCACTCTAAATAAAACGCAGGCCCCTTGTGGGCTCAAGACTTGACAAAATGACATACTTGGTGTAAGCTTCCCCTTCCCTCAAAGAACCTCGTTCACCATACCCTCCTTTCCTCGAAGGCCACCATCCCTGGTGGCCTTTCTTGTATCAACTTGACACACCAACCCGACCTATGCTATAACCACCCAGTACTTTGTGCTAAGTCTCACAAACTTAGCTTTTCTTATTCTAAGTTGGAGAAAAATCATGCCAATGCCATTGATGCCCGCTACGTCGGGAGTTGCAAGTCCACAGTCACCAGCGCCAAGTCTGCCAGCCGGAATGGGCGGTGGAGACCAAGGTGGCGGACTCGCCGGTTTATTGGGGGCATCCCCGGCACCAGCCCAACTGGACCCGCAGGCCCAACTTGCTGCTACCTCTCAGGCAATGCAGCAGTTCGACCAGATCGCGGGGCAGGTGGATGATCTCGCCCGTATGTTTCCGGGCAACGAACAACTAGCCAACACGATCATCCAATCCTTGCAACAGTGGCGGCAAACTGTCCTCGTAAGCATGTCACCCTCGGCAGCCCTGATGCCGGGTGCTCCAACCATGATGTAGACCAACCTCAACAGATCACCCAGCTGGCGGCCTCCATTGCGAACAAGCCGCCGAGCGGAATCCCTGAAGGAGTCAAATGCCGGATTATAGAACTCAGATCGCAGAAACTGTGGAAGGCCTTGTGAAAGAAGGCGCAATTCCAGGTGATATGCGAGATCGTTATATTGAAATGATGGCTGCTGATGAAAAGGTAGCCGAAAGATTTGCAGGAATGCTGATGCGAGCAGGTGATTACACTCGCAAGACGCAAAGTTTGGCAGAACAGCGCCGCCAGGCAGAGGCCGAACTGGCCGCCGAGCGAGCGCGAGTTGCACAAGAGCAGGCAGCTTTGAAGCAATGGGAACAGGAAGCGAGGCAGGAGATTGAGAATCTTCGGCTTGCAGCTACCCAGAATCCCGCCTTGCAAGCCCAGATCGCTCGTTACGAGCAGAAGCTTGCAGATTACAACCTACTCGAAGATGGAGATCGCGTTGCGATTCCACAGGAAGTTTCGAAGCCTAAAGGAGAAGCCATGCCAGTGCAACAGCAGCAAGAGAATTTGAATTATTTGCAGCGTGATGAAGCCGCCAATGCGATCCGGGATCTGATGAACCTGCAAGGCCAGATCGTGGCTATCGCTGGCGAGCACCAAGCTTTATTTGGAAAACCCCTGACCGACAACATCTTCCAGGAAGCTCTCAATGCAGGCGTCCAGGATGTCCGGCAGTATTGGGAATCCAAATACAATGTTAGTGGAAAAAGAGCAGAAGTCGAGGCAGCTTCTCGAGCGGCGGAGATCGAACGTATCAAAGCCGAGACCAGAGCAGCTGTGATGGCGGAGTTGACGGCAGACCCGAATCGGGTTCTTGGAGGCCAGCCCTTCCAGCCCTCTCAACCCTCACCCATCTTCGACCGATATGCGGCCTCTCGTGCAGTCGTACCGACTGCCGAAGGTACCAAAGGACTTCGTGAATTGGCTCCAGAGTTGCGACCTGACGGACAGGCGCACGAGTTCCGGGTTAATCGGGCTTTGGAGAATTTCATGAAAGACTTCAACGCGGACGGTTCACCTCGATTAGCTGGTGGTCCCGCCCAGTAACCTCACAAGCGGCTCCCTCAGCCACCGCGAAAGGGCGTGCCGTTTAACTATAGGAGATAAACAACATGCCCGATCCTAATGTGGGTTTGATACCCTCAGTAACAATTCAACAAATCTGGGAAGATCAGATCACTGATAACTTCTTCAAAGCAGTTCCGTTCTGGACCTATTTGCGTGACAAGGCGCTGGTGGATTTCGATGGCGGAACCTACATGCAGTACGCGTTCTTGTTCAAGCCCACTATCGGCGGATTCTACGCCCCGGGTGCCAGCTTCAACATCGACATGATCGACACCGTGGCCGCGTTGCAGTTCCGCGAGAAATATATCGAGCAGAACGTGACGATGGCGATGGAAGATATTATGGTCCGCAACCGTGGCCCGCGCGCTGTCTTCTCGTTGGTTGATGCCTACATGAAGAACGCGATGATGACCATCACGGCCCAGTGTGCGATTGCAGGCTGGCGTCACGGTCAGGCCAGCGGTACCGGCGTCAGCGACGACCGTTCGTTGTATATCAACGGGTTGTCGGAAGCTCTGAACGACGGCACGGTTTATAGCTGGGACGGTAACTACTTCACCAGCTACGGTGGCCAGACCCGCAACGGCGCTGTCGGTTCTGCCCTGAACTCCGTCCCACAATGGTGGGGTTCCAGCAACGGTGCGGGCGGCAAGGTTACCTATCAGCTGCTCGAATCGCTGTACCAGACGGCCACGCAAGGCAACATCAGCCCGGATCTGGGCGTCACTTCCAAAGCCGGTATGACCTACATCAAAAACACGATGCAGGTTCAACAGCGGTTTGCGCAGGAAACGGATCCGCGCTACGGCTTCGAAGGCGTTAAGCTCAACAAGATGCTCATCACCAAAGATGACTATGCCCCGTCGCTGGTCTATGGTGTGAACGATCCTCAGCTGGGCAACTACCTGACGGGTACGATCACGAACACTTTGACCGGCACCCCGGCTGGTGGCTTCCCGACGCAATCGGCTGCCGCTTCGTTGACGGTCGGTGAAGTTCTGTTCATGATTAACACCGACACCTGGAAGCTGCGCCTCAGCACCAACCCGCAATACCAGTTTGGCTTTACCGGATTCAAACCAGGCCAAGACAACACCCGCGTCAGCGGTCAAGTATTGGCTGCCCTGAACCTGGAGTGCGTTGCTCCTCGTTTGAATGGTCAAGCTTTCGGTTTCACGTCCTAAGCCATTAGG